CTACAAATAATTCTTGCACGGGAGTTAAGTCCAATATGGTTGGAGTTATATCTTTATTCGAACCTCTAAATAATTCTAATATTGTTGGCATAATTAAGCTCCCATTAATCCAAATCGGTTTTCACCACTTTTTTCGTTTGTTGTTGCGACTGCTGATGAAACTTTTTCTCTATCCATATAGATATTTTTACCGCCGCGTGTAGCAAGTATTAATTCATCTAATTTTTCTATAATTCTATTGCTACCATTGAATGAACCTGCAACTTTACCCATATAATCACCTACACCATTTAATAACCCACCTATACCACCTTCAGCTGGAGCTACTGGAGTTGATAATCCATCTGGTGGTTTTACTGAGTTTACTAATTCGTTAGGTTTTTTTGTTGCTATTAAAGTATCTGCTGGATTTGTACTTATTATTTTACCATTTTGAACAATACCGTCATTTATTGCAGGTGGAGGTGTTGTTGCTGCTTCCGATTGTACTTTTGATGCATCACTTTTAGAACCTCCTAACCAAGAGGGTAGTATACCTGAAAAAAATCCTTTCATTTTACTACCAATACTACTAAAGAAATCTACAATTTTTGCACCCAAATCAGGGAACATATCTAAAAACGCGTTAAATAATGCAATAGGTAAACGTAAAATATATCCAAAAATACCTTTTAATCCTTGTCCTAGTCCTTCCATTACCATTCCAAAATCCAAAGTAAATATACCTTTTATGATTTTAAATACCCCACCAATTACATCTGCTATTGAACCAACTACACCTGCTATATATTCAAATGCAAATGTAAGTGAACCACCTACTATATTACCAATAAATTCAAATACTTTCATCATCATACCACCCCCAGATGTTCCAAATAAATCTTGAAATGGTTTAAATATCTTACTAACTGCATCTACAACATGACCAACTGCTTTTGCAATAGGACCCCATACCCCTTGTAGGTATGATATACCAACCATCAATACATCCATTAAAAATTTACCGATTGGTAATAATGACATCATAAATTCACTGCCTATTGCACTTAATGCATTAGCAGATTTATCAAATTCTGTTTGCATTTCTTGTTGTAAGGCTAATTTTTTAGTTTGTTCTGTCAAATCTGCTTTAGTCATTTTACTTATATCACCACCCGTTTTTTGAAATTGTAGTGCAGCAGCTAGTTGTTCTTCATCTAAATCACTAAATCGTTCTTTAATTCTTCTTTGATTTTCTAAATCAGATATTGACATACCAGTTGCTTTTGTAAGGGCCTCTTGTTCAAATGTATTTAATTTTGTCAAATCTCCTAATTGTCCTACTTGGTCAACAACCGATTGTTGTGCTTCTAATATTTTTCCATTTGCTGCTAGATATCTTGCTTGACCTAAATTTAGATTAGTACCTAATATTGCACTTGCTTCTAATTCTGAGGTAATACTATTTTCAAAATCTAATAAATTATCTGCTACTTTTCCTGCCTCACCAATAGATGTTCCTAATTTGGCTGCTTGAACTGCTGCTTTAGCTAGTTCTTGCGGAGAACCCTGAAAATACTTATAAGCATATTCAGAATTTTCAGCCATATCTTTAATAACTTGACTTGGAGCAACATTGGCTAACTGAGCCATAGATACAGTTTGACCTATTAGTGCTTGTGATTGTTCTGCACTTAATCCACCTATATTTTGAATTACTTTATTTAATTTAGATGCTTCTTCTACTCCAACTCCAAAATTTTTGTTCATTACTACCATTGAAGTTAGTACTTCATCGGATGCCAATTCGATACCACTAAATTCGCGTGTGAACGCAGTTGCGGCTTTAGAAGCATCTTCCATTGAACCACCCAATGGGGCCGTTGCACTATATACTCTACCAATTTGAGCTTCTAAACCTTTTGTTTGAGAGTTTAATAACCCAGTCTCTTCTCTAAATTGTTTAGCTGCTGCACTCATTTTATAAAATGCTAATACACCTGCTAGTGCTACAGCCAATACTGCTGCTGCTACTAAAACGTATGGATTTGCAAGAAATGATAATGATTTACCTAACCCTCCTGCTGCACCAGATAATGCTTGCATAGTTCCCTTACCATCTGCCAAACCTTTAGAAAAATCGGTGGTAAATTTCATTGCGGCGTTGGATAATTTTTCTTTTAACATTTTTGTACCAATATCACCCAACCCACCTAATAACTTACCAATTACAGGTATCTCTTTTACACTTGCTACCAATCCATCAAACGCACCCCCCATTGTTTCCGATAGTTTTGTTGCTGCTTGATTTACTTTTTCAGTTATTAATACCCGTTGTTCTTCTATATTTAGAGCCCTTTTAGCAATATCTAATTGTTCTAATAATGCAGTGTTTTCGGCTTCAGTTAAATTAAATGCATTATTTTGTATTTTTAATTTATCTTGTTCAATAGTGACTAATTGTTTACTAATATCTTTTGATGAAGATAATCCACTTATTGAAGATTTTAAACTACCCAAATACTCCTTAGCCTTTTCACCTAATTCTGCATTTGTTTTTACTGTATACTCTATATCATCCTGTAATTTACTACTTAGAGATGAAGACATTTTTATAGCTTCGTTGTATTCTTCTTGAATACGAACTTGCTCCCGTTGTTTGTCTGCCATCTCTTTGGCATATTTTAAATTTTGTTGCTGGTCTGCCATTATATTAATATTCTAAATTAATCTATGTTTAAGATATGTTTATATGAGTTAGGAATTCGTTTCCCTTGAGCTTTTAATCTTTCTACCTCATCTCTAAGCTCTTGCATATCTCTATCTAATTTATTAGCCATAGCAACAAAATCTTTATCGTTTTTTAGTTTATTTACTAAAATTTTTCCAAAGATATATTCTATTACACCTTCTCGTATAGAATGTTTTTTGGTTATAAATTCTTTTATGCTTTTTTTCTTTGTTTCAGTTAATTTCATAGTATTTTCCATTTATACTACTATAAATATAAGACATAAAAAAAGTGAGGAATTTATTTCCTCACTCTTACACCAGGTCCTTTTGATGGTTGGCTAGTTTTTTGTGCTTTATTTGTGGCATCATTTTCCTTTTTCTTAGCATCAACCAATTCTTTATAATAAAAATTTCTTAAATGAATTGGTAATCTATAAACATCGGATTGAATGAATCCATGTCCATGATAACATAATTCAAAAATTTGTTTATGTAATAGGACAGAATAATTACTCGGAAGGCCAAAAAAAGTTTACGCCCATTGGTATAGAGCGTACCTCCGTTTCTCCCGTCTCTGGGTCAGTATAATCAAACTCCATTTTAATATCCGGTTGGATTGATTTTAAATGCTCTCTAAAAGATTTAGTGTCTTTTGATAAAAATTTATTATTAATAAAATCAGTAATTGATTTAGTATCTTCATTCCCATCAACGGAAACTATCATATAACGATAACGAGTAGTTAATTCTCCACCCATTGAATCTTTACTTAATCGTTTCATTGCAGTAACATCGGCATCAATTCTCTTTTCATCACCATGAGTTAATAATTTAAAAACTAATACATTACCAGTAGATGTTTTAAATGTATAACGATTATCAGAAGTCAATTTACTAAAATCGATATCCTTTGTTTGAACTTTACCCAAATCAACACTAATTGTATCCGTTTCTCCGGTTGAGGTTTGTATTTGAATTTTATAATCAGGTCCGTATCCTAAAATACGAGTTGCCAACATAATAGCATTCTTATCACCCAGAATTATATCATCTGGATTTACTGCTTTATCTACTATAATTGCTTCGAATAATTTATCTAATACTACACCTTTTTTAATTAGACTTTGAGATGAAAGAATTTCCTCCTCTCTTGCGGTCATGTATTTTAATTCAATGTTACCACTTGATAATGGATTTGTTACTGGATAGCATTTACCTTGTGATGGTAACGATACTATCTCGGTTGCGAATTCGTATTGTGACATATTTTACCTTTATTTTGTTTATTGTATATAAATATATAAATAAAAAAAAATTGAAAAAAAAGGAGATATTTCTATCTCCTTTCTTAATTTTATATTTTAATTCTATTAGAATTCAAGTATTGCGTAATCATAAGATAACGTTAATGTGATTTCTGCAGGGTCATTTGATGTCCAATCTAAATCACCAAATTGTGCGTTTGAAATAAATGCACCTTTTAGTTTCCATTGTTCGATTTTATCACCAACTGGTCCTAACATATAGATATCAATATCTTTTTTGTAGAAATCTGCATATCCATCACGTCCTGTTAGGGATTCATGTGAAGTTCTAACCCACTCCATTACTGCCTGTGCACCTGATGGTACAATTGGGTCATATAATGTGATTTCTAAATCTTGCCATTCACCTTTACCTTTCAACTTTCTTTTTAAGTTGATGTGTTCAAGTGTTACAACTTCAAACTGAATGTTTGGTCTGTTTCCAGCTTTGATAAGATATGAAGGGATACCACCGATTTCCATGATGAAACGATTTTTCATCTTTGGTTCAAAGTTGGTATAGAACATTTCGTTAAACTCTAATATTTCTGCCATTTTATTTTTCTCCTATTATATTAATAAATATAAGGTTTCTCTTTTTTTTAAAATTTATGCTGAGAACGATGCTCCAGTCGGTAAGATATTGAAATCTAATACGATGAATTCAGCTGTTTTTGTTGGTTGTAAGAAAATCTGTCCAGCCAATATATTTCTATCAATTACATCAGGAGTGTTATTAGTCTCATCCATTACTACTCTAAATGCATATAAACCTTGTCTTTGTTGAATTGCTTCTAAATAAGGATTAACTGTATTTAAGAATCTTGAACGAGTGGTAGAAGTATTTTGTTCGAATACTAAGTATCTTGATGTAGAAGCGATATACTTCTTAACTTTGATAAGTAATCTTCTAACATTGATTCTATCTAACGCTGATGATTTTTCTTGTAATGTTTTCTGTCCAAATGCCACGATACCCTCACCAGGGAAAGATGCGATAGGATTTATTTTTCCTTCGTATAATGTATCTCTCTCTGCGTGTGTTAATCTATTCAATACTGAAACTGCTCCTACGATTCCACCACGATTTAAACCAGCTGGTGCGAACCATTCTGCTGCAACCGCGTCATTTGCTGCGTAAATACCTGGCATCAATACTGATGGTGGTACTGCAGTTAATTTGTTGGTGTTTCTATCGATTGTCTTAACCCACGGGTAGTAAGTACCTACATAGTTAGAATCTACTGATGCACCTTCTGTTACTGCTGCATCAATCGTATCAGTACTATCACATCCAACTACATCACCAATGAAGAATACATCTTCACGATTCTCACACATTTCACTTATGTAATCAAATGCATATGAATGATGTCTACGAATTATACCTGGTACTGCGATTAAGTTAATATCAAAATCATCAGGGTTGGATACCGCGTTGATTGCTTTTACATATGCAACTGAACCACTTGCAATTGATGTTGCTAAGTTAAATCCTTGTGAATTACCAGATGATATATCTACACCTTTATTTATTACTCTTGTTGGAGTTACAC